CCATCCACTACGAGCGTGTCGTTTCCGGTGCACACCAGGGGCTGGCAAGTGGGAATCCGGGCCGCTGTAAGGGTCATCTTGGTGACGCCGTAGAGCCGCTTGTTGAGTCGGACTGTGTAATCGTTGGGGCTCGGGTACGCCACGGGGTCTCGTTCCCCGCTGTCGACGTCGAGACTCACCACCTTCATCTCTTAGGATGCCGCAAGAGTATGTGCGAGCGGATTTGTCCCGAGCTGCTGTCGGGCAATGTTGAGACTTGCATTGGCGGCGTGCGGGTTCATGTTCCCCTTGTTGACATTGTTGTACTGGAACATGGGCTGGATGTATTGGCCACCCGATGCCGATGTGGGTCCCCGGGCCATGATTTGCTGGGGGTGGAACGACTGGCGGACCGCCGTTATCATACCCCCCTGGTTCACGGGGCTCGCGCGCACATTCATGCGCCCCGGGCCACCCGCACGATCCATCTTTCCACGCTTGTCCGCCGGGCGGATATCGTTCGCCGTGACACCGTAGGCACCCACAAAGCTGTGGATGCCCGGGCTGGGGTTATCCACGTACTGAAACTGTTCGTTGGTGAGGTCCGCCTTGTTGCGCGTGGGGTCCTGTTCGAGCGTCCGGTGGAGCACAAAGCTGCGGGCGGGCGCCGTGGACAGGGTGTCGGTGCGGAGCCCCGTCTCGGACCGGTGGGTCGGGCGCTTACCCTTTTCGTAATTGCCACGGACCTCGACACCAGTCAGAGCGCCACCCTGGCCCTCCCCGCGCTGCTGGACCGGCCCGTAGCGCGAAGGGAGATACGCCGTCTTCTCGGGCCTGTTCTGGGAAAACTGGCCAAAGGTTCCCACGGTGGGCGCGGCGCCCCCGGTGATGGTTCCGTCGCGGGTCCCTGCACGGCCCGGGAGTGTCGTGAGGCGATACGCACCCACATTGTTGGGCATCGGGCGGTACAGCTGCTGGAACCCGCCCGCAGCTGGGACACTCGGGTCGAGGCCGAGGCCGGGCCCAACCATGACTTGCTCGGCGGGCTTCAAGTTGTTCATTTGGCCCGAGATCCAGTACCGGTCCCGAAAGTCCTGGACCGGCATGCCGTTGACGTACGTGGTCTGACCCTTGTCCCCGAAACTGGGCTGCTCCATCTTGGGTTTCTGGGTGACACCAAAGGACCCGAGACCCGGATCGGGCGAGTGGGTCCCTGTAAAGTTGTTGAGGAGGACGCTCTTGGCGTCGTCATTGGGAGGAACTGGCATGGAGCTTGCATTCTGGGACATGTCGGGGGCGGGTGGTTCGACGCTCAACTTTTTACCAGCGTATGCAAGTGCCATTATAGCAAGGATTGATAATGGGTCCGCCATATCTTAGTACCCTTCTTTATTTTATTTCGTGTACCTTTGGACGAACATTCCGTTCTGGAGCTCGGCCCTGGTGCTGGCGGGCTCGAAATCAATGGAACGCACGGGGCCGAGGCACGAGACGTTTTGCCACGGAAAGGTGTTCTTGGCAAAGGTGTCCACGTACACGTGATTGAACTGGGACGTCATCTGGGGCCGAAGCGCGTCCGAAACCTCCACGAGGTCGGATGGTGCCCCTTTGCCCGCAAAGTACGGTGCGGTTCCGTAGAGCATGGTTTGGGGCCGGGACCCCAGATTCAGGTTGCTCGGCTTGGCGTACTCGAACACAAAGTCGTCCGCGCACGGCTTTGGGATTGTGAGCTGGTCAATCTGCGTGAGCCCAGGCTGGAGTTGGTAGGCCATTTAGAGTACCGGGAGAAATTATCGTGCGTGGCCAACACCGCGGGGCGCCCCTGCGGTATCGAGCCCGGCCCGGGACTCGAGCTGGGCGCCGCGAATGTCCGGGCTGCACTTGGAGGGGTCATCGCGGCAGCTGGGGGCACCCTTCTTTCCAAAGCACCACTCGGCAAACCCAGTCTGGTCCCCTGGGATATTTGACACTGGGGCGGTGACAAACTGGCGCGCGGCAGAGTTTTGCTGGTACTGGGGCCACGGGGACCTGGACCGCCCCATGTCGTAGGGAATTGCGTTGGTGAACACCGACTTTATCTGGTCGCGAACAGTGCTCGCATCACAGGCCGGGGCCCGATTCGGCTGGTCGATGTAGTCGGAGAGGAGCACGTTGCCCATGGGGTTGTCAAAGGTGGGGCGCTGGCACGTGTCCGCCATGGGCGCGAGTCCGAGGCCCGACACGACCGCCACTGGACGCGCGGTGGGCTTTTTTACGAGCTGCTTCTTGTACAAGACAAACATAACAGCCAGAACCATTGCGGCGAGCACAAAGATGCGCGGGTCCCTCTTTATCACGTACACGATACACGAGGCGTATATGACAAATCGGGACGCGGCATTCACTCGATCGACTGGGTCTTGCTCTGATGTGGGCCAAAAATGCAGAATCCTGTCCGCCCTGAACAGTTCACTTGGGTCGTCAAACCAGCTCATTACTAGTAGACTAGTTTTTATTCTTCAAGAGTCCCCCGAAGAGGCCCGACATGCTCGACATGAGCGCCTTTTCATCGAGGCCCCCATTGCCCTGCATGCTGTCCGCGCACTGCTTGGCCACCTTTTCAATCATGTTGAGCGTGTCCGAGGGAATGGATGTAATCGTGGTCCCGAGCATGTACAGCGTCTGGAAGTACTGCCAGATGGCATCCTTGGTGCCCTGGGACAGCTCGGGGGTCCACATCGCCGCCAGGTTCAGGTCCGCGATAACCTCCGGGGGGTCGTTGAGGAAAAAGCTCTCATCCTTGGCCATAATCTGCTGGGCATACGGCTCGACGCTCTTCATAAACTCCTTGACACACTTTTTGGGGTTTGACGACTTGAGAATGTCAAAACCAACCTGGTACTTTTTAATCGCCCCATTCTCCGGAAACGTCTCGCGGAGCTCAGTCAGGAACTGCTCCATCATGTCATTGAAAGCCTTGACGGAAGTCATGTGTACTATTGGCTTGGAGAATCTTTAACTCAGAAAGGCTCGGCCGAAATCTTTTCGCGGGATGCAGAGCCCGTGGACACGATGAAGTACACCAGGATGAACACGAGGACCGCGGGCTTGGCGTAGGCTGCCACGGGCTGCTGGGCCTCATTGTTCAGCTTCGCCTTGAGGTGGATGTACAGGGCTGTCGCCGCCGCCCCAAACAGGGCTGCGCCCATGGGTTCTTTGAGGTACTCGCTAATGTCCATTGATATCTCCAGAGGTTTTTTCTGGAGCGTCATCGAAGAGCGTCTCGGCACCCTCGCCTGACACTGGGACGTTTTTGATAGAGTCAACCCCGTAAGGGGTTGGTGACGGCGCCGGTGGCGCCTCTGGAGCCGGCGGTGAAACCTCTGGAGGCGCCTCCTCGGTGGCGCCCGGAACCTCTGGCCCGGCTCCTTCCGGAGTGGCCTCCTCCCCACTTGGCCCAGGCTCCTCATCCACATCCGGATCCTCCGTGTCCTCCACGGGGTCCTCGGTGTTCAGGTCCACCTGGTTGCCCGTCTGAGACATGTACGTGGTTAAAATCTGCTGAACCGGAAGGAGCTCCTGGATTGTCGCCTCGATGGCGGCGGTGAATCGGGGCGTCAGCTTGGCGTCGCGGTCAAACTCGTTCTGGACTTCGTGGTACACGTAGGGATCCTTGTACAGATCCTTGGCGGCGTTGACGAAGCACGTGTGAATAAACATTTCATTCGTGGGGAGCTTGATGGAAATCTTCTTCGTCTCCGACTTGAGCCGGACCGAGGACAGAATCTTGACGTAGCTGACAAACACGGCTGCCAAGAGGTCGCTGAACCAGCTGCACGAGTTGCAGACAGACTCGCAGTTTTGTTTGACAATGTGGTCGTTCCAGTTGGGAACCTCCTGGAGAAGTTTTTGGTACTGGATCAGGGGCCTCTTGCCCTTGGACAACTTGTTCGCCTCGGTGTACATGCGCAGGAACGACTCAATCATATGGGGACACAGGAGTTTGCAGAGCTGGCCCGTGTATTCCTTTTTCGCCTCGACGAGCACGTTCAGTTCCATTTAGTGGGGTCCCTGAAAATTGTTTCGATGTTTGTTCGCAGCCTTTTTGAGATTGATGAGGGTTGGGAAATCGTCCGATGGGTCGGGGGCGGGGGCGGAAGCCCCCCTGGATTCCAACGGCCGTGCGGCCGTTGATCTGCGGCCCCACCTGACATAAAACGTGTACGCATCCACCGTGGACACCTCGAACTGGGCCCGGACAAGTTGCCGCCTGAGGTACGTGGCTGCGTGGGCCCTGTTGAACGTTGCGTACCCCAAGAGGTACCCGGGAACGGTCAAGAAGACCTGGGTCTGCCCAAAGTCCACCGATTGCCGAATCTTTCTCGAAAATTGCTCGTACAGCTTGGTGTAAATCTCCTTCCGGACCTCGCGCCTTCGGTCCTCAATCTTTTCAATATCGCTCACGCGAATCATGCTGTTGGCAGAGAAGGTTTTTGAGCCATTTCGTCGTACGCCACGAAATCGTACGCAGTCTCATCCGTGAACGGGGTCGGGCCCGCGGCGGCTTC